CTTGAAGTTGAACGGAGAACCCTTGGAGCTTCCGGCCAACATCGCGGTCATAGCATCATTGATAGCCGATAACGCCACGAGTTCGTAGCTACCACCAGTAGGTAGGGTCGGGGCTAGGTCACCCATCGCCCTCGCTATATCGACGAGCGACTGAACAGTATAAGAACTATTTCCCATGATCTACCTTTCAAAAGTTGCCCGATGCCTGCATGAACCTGTTGCTCACGGCTTACAAACTTTGTTCTAGAAACGAGGGGTCGGGTAACTCCCTCTAACTCGGCCACTTATCGCAAAGTAGTCGAGGCGATGTTCTCACGGTAGATGCCCGCCGCATCATACTCGCGACCATCCTCATCTGCCTTGAAGAAACGGCACTGCACTGACGTAGACATTGAGTTGTTGGTCTCGAACATCGTCGCCCGTCTATAGTCTTCGATTGCCTTTTCAAAACGAACCTTGTCAAACCGTCCATCCACTGGAGCCACGGAGTGACCCTTGGCGTTGAAAAAATAATTCTTCTCGACCGGGGGTGCCCATGTCCGACCACAACGGAGACAGCGAACCCAAATATCACCATTAATCATCTGGTGTTTGATGACCGCGTAATACTGAGAATTTCCACCGAACGACAGGACACCCAGACTCCGTGCCGATGCCATTCCACCTTTCTTGTGGGTGCAATTATTAAACCGATAGTTATCGGTCGCCTCTTGCTGGCGGATAGAAAGACCCTGCTGTTCGCGATCTTCCTGAATCTGTAGATCACGGATTTCGCGGTCGGCCAGCTTGGACTTCAGGTCCTTAATATGATACCTACGCTCCTCGATTTCGAGCGTCTTCGCTTCCAACTCCTGCTTCTTGAGTTGAAGCTCCATCAATTTCGATTGTAGCTCTGCCTCTTTAATCTGGTCCTCAACAGACAGAACCTTCGTTTCTTTAGTTTCGTTACCCATTTGACTTCCTCCTAGTCTGCTAAACTACTTCCACTGTTGCGAAAGTGCTGCAACGTGGAATTGTAGCGATGAAATGCGGGCGTCGTAGACGGCTTCCCGAATATCTCATTCGCTTTCTTCTCGCTAATTGCACCTTTGAGTATAAGTTGCAGCAAGCATGTCCGCCAGCCGCGATACTTCTCGGCCAGTGGCACACCATGATCGTCAAACCGCATAACGCTCAGTTCGGGTGCAAACCCTAGCTGGCACCAACAACCGACTTCTGGGTCAGTTCCCGGCTGCATCTGTACGATCAGCGTAACTTTACCTGCTTGGGGATGATTTCGATACCAACAATTTACCCCAGCCTGCTTGAGCCTGTGTAAAAACACGATTGAGTGCATGATGCGGCCAACTCGGTCGCCCTCATTCTTGTATTCCTCTGGCGTCAGCCATTGGTACTCTTTCGCTTGCTCTGCGGCCCCTTCCTTAAGGCGGGCCAGTTCTTCCTTCGTCTGTGAACTCGCTTCAGCATCACTCACGCGACTGGCGTATTCGGCCATCGCTTCTATGAGTGCCGGGTCGGTTTCAACAGGCGTCAACTCTTCGTCGTAGCTTTTAGTCGAGCGTCGAGCAACCTGAACTTCGCCACTATCTACTGCTTCAAGTGCCGCTTCTTCCCAACGTTGCAGGTACTCTTCATTTGTCGGCAAGGTTCCTCCTAACTATTTGCAAGTTGCTTGCGGACGTATTCAAGTCCGGCGTCAGAGTTCCCATTAAGTCTGAACGAACACTGAAGCGATGTACTCATAGTGTTGTTCGTCTCGAAGGCCACAGCAGTCTCGTACTCTTCAATGGCCCGATAGAAAGACTGTTCATTCCAATAGTCGGATTTGATCGGCGGCTTCCACGTCTTGCCGCATCGGAGACACCGCACCCAAACGTCACCGTTCATGTGCTGATGCTTCATGACTGCGTATCGGCTGGAACTAGTTGAACGGAAAGTCATCTTCCCGTCTTTCTTACCCCAGACTCCACCCTTCTTGTGACTGCACTTCGATTGGTCGGTCGCTAGTTTCCTTGACTCCGAGTCGAGCACGTTGCCAATCACCTTGGCATGTTCAATTTCGCGTTTGGTCAACTGTCGGCCAAGACCACGGCTCAACAAATTGATAAGCCATTGTCTAATTCTCATCTCTCCTCCAAAATGTTAAAATGTTCGGACGCCTCGGTAGGCGTCAGGCACAAGGCGTCCGCTTTGATGTTGTAGACCAACCTGTGACACGGGGATCAGCCATGTTCAGCATTGGCGTTTCCTCTCCGTGTTAACCCAGAGATTCCACCTGTGATCCCGGTTCTAGCAATCCGCTTTCCTCAGGATTCGTGCCCTTGACATCAAACTCACCGTTGCAAAATGCCTTGAATACTTCGTCATTCTCTCTCGCAAGTTCGCCTTGCGTGCGTAGCGTCGTGATCGAAGCACGAAGTGCTCGAACTACTTGACGCAAAACTCGATTGCTGGTTCGCAGTCGGCTAACTTCTTCTTGCAAAATCTCATTTGATTCCACAACTGCGTCTAGCGTTAATGTCTCCTCCGACATACTCCTCCTTATGAAACGAAAGTGGCCAACTCGAACACACCTTTAGAGTGGATTGAGTTGGCCGACCTCCCTAGTTTCTTGCCCAATTAGTCTCCGGGTCCAGAGCACAATCAACCCGATTAAGGGATGACGTTATGCCGCTCAAGGTAAGCAGCCGCAAAGCGGCAAAGAGCAGCATCTTCAAGAAAATTACTAATCCCTAAATTGCAACGTCGGTGGAGAAGGTCTCGGAGTTTCTCCGTTTCATGGTTATGGTCTTGAACAGGACGCCCAAGTTCCGTATCCTCAAAAGGTTTTTCACACAGGGCACACACAACCCACCTTGCTTTGCTAAACGGGCGGCATATTCATCAGGTGAACCCCAACGTTTGCGTCTTTGTGCTCGATTACAAGCCTTCTGATGTTTGGCCTTATTCTCAGGACTCGCATCAATCCACGCTTGCTTTCGTGCAGTTTCTTTTGCGACACGGTCGGGACGCTTCCGATACGCACGCATATAGGCGTTGTATTCCAAACGCCCCTTCTCAGTATCTCTTGACATGATTCTCTCCTATAAGAGTCGAGCGAGGGAGTGTATAGGCACTCCCTGCTCTAGCCGTGAACCGCTAAGTCCACAGATTTTTGGATTCCGATCAAGGAATCACGGTCACAACCACCTGAGTGTAAATTTTCATCAGGGGTTGCTGTTCCACCGGGGGAACATAGGGTGCATTATTGACGTTCGGATTTGCCAGACCCAGCGTGTTGTCGAAAGTCGCAAAACAAACTTCCACAATCGCTTGGCCGGGATTCAATGCCGTGATAGTAATTGCTTCCGAACTGCCGCTAATTCCGGCTTCTGAAACCGAGGCAACGTTCGGGTTGTATCCCGCGAAATTGCTCGGATTGTACCAAGCGGGACTTCCCGCCGACGGGTTATTCTGGGACCATGCCGTAAACGCATCCAGATCGCTAGGTTCATAAACGTTGTTCTGGACATCGACTGCGTACGCAGTCAGGACTGCCGATGTCTCGTAAGTCCCCGCACCGCTCACAGACAGCGTAATCGCATATTGTGCGACCGGAAAATTACCGGGGCCACTCGAAGGGCCTGCTGTTGCACCGATACCTTGGCCATCACCGCCATTGGTGCCGGGGTGAACCAGTGAACCGCCGCTACGGTCGGACAGAGCCGAAGCTCCCGTTCCGCCGCTCAACTGAACATAAGCTGCTACTCCCAGACCGTCCGTAGGCGTGTGCTGGGGATTTGGATTTCCACACATTTTGTTCTTCCTATCTGCACTCTGGGTCTTGCCAGCAGTGCGGCTAAATCATTGGAGAGACTGTGGGCCGAATACTGAATCCCACGCTCCACGGTGCCGTGCTTTCGCCGCGACCGTCTCTCCGGTTTGGTTTAGCTGATGGCCGAAGCTGCGTCAATCTGACGCATACGGATGGTCGTATCCGGCCCGAGCGACGTGGTGAAATGCACACGGTAGCTCGTCCAGCCGGGGATCAACCCTTCGGGATCGGCAACAGTCGGCTCTGCGTTCTGCACGATGTTGCACTTGATGTTTCGCCAATCGCCGTCACCAAAGGTGGTGTCGTTCTGGGCACCCAGATTGATTGCGAAGATGCCGTCCTTACCAAAAATGTAAGTACGGAGTGCCGTCAGACCAGTGACGCCCTTGTAGTTCGAGGTCTTCGTTACAAGGTTCGTCTGGAAAAAATGAACTCCAGTTGAAGGCAGTTCAATCACTTCCTCAAGGTCAACGCTCACCAATTCGTCCATCTTGGCTTGGCCCACCGGAGTGTGCTTCAAGATGTCGATAGGAGAGTCATTGCTGTTGTCAGCAAGCACGTCACCCAAAGCGAACGGATGGATTACTCCAACGAATGCCTTGGATGCTTCATCAAACGGACGGATGCTGCGTCCTGCCATCGACTGAACAGAGTTACGAATCTGGCTCAGAGACAGGGCAGTGAAGCTCGAAGTGCTGGATGCAGCAAGCTGCACGAGCACGGAAGCGTCAATGCTAGACGCACCGTCGGCGGTTGCACGCACAAGTGCGGACAGGGACTCGCCCAAACGGTAGGACATTTCCTTCGCAACGTTCTCGACGGTGTTGTCAATCGCGGTAGCAAGAGACAGAGACGAGAAGTTCGCGTAGTCGGCGTATTCACCGATAGTTGCGGTGGTAGTCAAAACGCTGATGGACAGAGACGATCCCACAGTCCCTTCCGTAGTCTGGTTCGTGTTCTGAGCCAGAGGCACATACATGAACATTTCATACTGGTTACCGGACTTCATCGGCAAATCCAGACGCTCAGAACAACGGACGAACGGGGTGTTAGCCTTCAGGTTCTCACGGAAACGCTTGTCATAATACTTCACCGTGGACTGGGGCAGGTTGGAAAGCTGGTTTCCTGCGGGAGAAAAACTCATTGAGTGATCCTATTCAGTGTGGACTATCGACGTATGCCCATCTCCGCACGTTTCTGTGCGGCCTCAGACTCAAGTCGGTTGACGAGAGCGACGAATTTCGGGTCTTTCAATTTGGCCCGATAAACTTCAGAGGGGAGCTTGTCGATGTCAGCAAGAGTCACAGAATGACCATCAACAGGAATGTTAGGCCCTGCGGCTGAAGCTACTGAGGCATTCAGACCTGATGGTACGTGACTATGTCGCTTTACTTGCGGCGGCGTAACCGTGCCCAATCCGGGGGCGGCTGCTGCGGGAACCTGCGGTTTCGGTTCCTGTTCCACGGTAACGACTGGTGGTTCCACTACTGGAACTGAAGACGTTACAGATGCCTGTTGCACTACAGGGTTGGTCTCAAGCAATCCGTCTTGGGCCAACTTATCAAACGCGGTCTTGAAGTTTGCAATGGTGGGAGCGTAGTTACGCTTTGCCATCCACCGAGTTACTGCATCCCGGTTCGCCGCTGAATCGTAGTAATCAGTAGCGATATTGACAAACTCAACATAATTTTCAACGGCACGTTGCTGGGCGATAAATTTCTGGGTATCGTTCAACGTCTGTGCCAAAATTTCAGGCTTCACGCCGAATGCGGACTCAATGAACAAGTCGCGGGCTTCTGACGCCGTCTCAGGGTTACTCAACTTCTGAGAGAGAGCGAAGCGTTCTTCAGCGGAAAGATCACGGGGTTTGAACTCCGCGAGGTTCTGGAACTTCTCGGCGTCATCTTTAGGTTCGACGGAACCAAAGGCTTTCTCGCGGGTTACTTTCCGCAACTGACGCACTGCTTGTTCCTGATTCTTAGTTAGCTTCTCACGAAGTTCTTCGGGAGTGCGATAGACGATAACCTGCTTGCCGCCCATCGGACGACCGTCTTCATCACATAGCTGGTATTCGTAACGCTGCTCAGGCAACGCTACCGGAGCAACTGGTGCCACGGGCAGTACACTGGCGGCGACTGGCGGTACGTTAGGCTGACCAACTCCCGAAGGGTCTGGCTCCAATGCCGAAGTTTCCGGCTCTCCCGCTAGGACCGCTGCGATTTTTTCCTCAACTTCTTTCAATTCTCGGGCGATGCGGGCCTGTTCAGCGGCCACGGCTTCATCATTGAGACCTTTGGCGGTCTGTATTACTGCGGTGGTAGTGCTCATAATCTATCCTCCTAGATTTTATGATACTTCGTCCATATACAGCGGAACTTCAGGGTTCGACGGCGACATGCCAATTCCTGATGCTGCTGCTTGTTCAAACTGCAAGATGTCTCGAAGACGCTGCATGAAACCCGCATAAAACATTCCCGCACCCTTGGCGAGTGCGTGGTTAGCGAGAATCTCTTGATGACTTGCGGCGTCTGTGTTAAGCAACCGAATATTAATCATTCGGATTTCTTGTTCCATCAATTTCTGGAATACATCGAATCCCTCAGTCTTAATGTACGAGCACAGCAACGCTGAGTCCCGCTCATTGAGCGTGAAGTTCATTTCCAAACCCTTCACTTTATCTTCAGTGATTGGTAGCATTTCTCCTCCGTGCGTATTTCGGAACATACCCTTCGCCATATCGAGCAAGCTGACGTTTCGCAATAGCTTCAGGCGGCATCTTGCCAAATCGCGGTTGGCGTGAAAACAAACCTAGTCTGCGGTTATGTTTACTTATAAAACTCTTCGCATAATCCGTGTGCCGATGTCCCTCTACGCCCTCACCGCCGTCGGTGCTGTTGTACCCAAAGTCAGCGTCAGAAGCGTGCAGGGCGGAAATAAAGATCATCTCGACCAAAGCACTCTCAGTCTCAAGAACTTCGCACAGAACTTCAAAATCAAAAGTATCCAATCCCCACTTCAACACCGCATTTGCCCAATGGATATTCCGCCCCGACTTAGCCCGATATTTGTGCTCTCGGTAACGCTCTTTCAAAGGACGTGAGGTCTTACCAACATATACTTTGCCGTTCACACGATTCGTGTATTTATAAATCGTTGCCATAACTCTCCTTAGAAAAAGAGTTGAGGGGTGTTCTAAGGCACCCCTCATTCTACGGGTTATAACGCCGTAGACTACTCGACCGTGGGAAGCATACCCTGCAAGCCTTGCTGTGAAGGTTCTCCATTGACAGCCTCGCTGAGACCCGACGCCTTTGCAGCCTCTCGGGTAATATCCCGTTTAATGCGGTTGTCGCTGGCTTGATCTTCAAGCTGTTGTTTTTGCTGGAACTTCTGTTGGTCGCCTTGCTGTTTTGCTTGCATCTGTTGTTGCATCAAAGCAGCCTTGCTGTTCGCATTCTTCTTCGCTATCATGTCGGGTGTCATCTTTTTAATGATGTCGTTTTTATTCTTCCACTCCGAGGCTTCCAGCCACATAGAAATGATAGGTTTGAAGTCAATGTATTCTTCGTTTATGTCTGCAAGACTCTGCTGAATCTGGGGATTATCTAAAATCTGAGTCAGCATTACCATGCTTTGTGCCATCGTACGTTTCGCAGCCAGCGAGGAACCCGCTAGAACTTCATACTCAATTTGAGCGTCGTGATAATCCTGAATGTTGAACTTATTCAGGAAGTCTTCACCCATCTCGCGTCCAAGAATGTGAACGATTGCAGCATCCGACATGACATTGAAAACAAGCATGTCGATGATGCTGAGGAACGGTTTGAATACCTGTTCAATAAAGTTGTCGAGCGGACCATCTAGCCGGGTCGCACTTGCACCCGCCATGATGTTCGCACCCGCTGCTGACCTACCCATTCCGGAGCGTGGACCCGCCGAAGACCCTTGAACGAGCGTTTGGTCTGCTCCAGAGGATGACTCCGTCGCCTGTTCACTCTCTTTCAAGGCAGCCCAAATGTCACCGGGAACCTTCGGGGTTTCCATCAACTTGTAGGACTTCTCGGTGTCTGTGACGCTTAGAATTTTTCCAAGGCCCGTACGAATGACTTGGGTCGGTGCATTATCCTCGCGGTTACGAAGATAAATCGGGTTGACGCCGTAGCTCAGAATCTTGAGGATGGCGTTAATTGTACCCTGATCGACTCGTTGGTTTTGGCCGATAATGAGGCCGAGTCCCATTCCGTAGAACGCCCGTGGGCGATTCCACCAGTTAGAGGACAGGAACGGAATCTGTTTGAACTCGTTGTCCGCCTTGCAGATGACCTTTTCTTGGTTGAGCACGAGAATCTTTCGATCCTTATCCCAATACTCCAAAATTTCGATCTTCGTGCGGAGCGGGTCCGGCGATGAGGACTCGTTCATCTTCTGAGCGTGTGCTACAACGCCCTCGATGTAAGTCGCCTGTTCAGTCTCTAGAGTTTGTGCCTTGATATTACCCGGCGTACTCCATAACGCTTTTAATTCTGCTTCGGTCGGAATCGTCCAGCCCTTGATGGCTTCTCCGTCCTCACCATCTGCGATGGCATTTTCGATTGCCTTACGCAGATCATTGAGTTGATAGAAGTCCATGTACTGAACATCGACAACCCATGAGGCTTGACGAATGTCGCTGACCCACAACTGCGGATCAACAAGCACTTTGTCAATCGGACGCCATTGGAAAAAAGGCATCGGGACCGTCTTGATTGACCTCGTGATGTTTGGTGGTTCATCCGTCAGTAGGGAAACCGACGCATCCGCGTTAGACGGATCGCTGGACGGAATCTCCAGCTTGGTCGCTTTGCGACGAACGCTTATAATGTCTTTCCACTCGTATCCCCACTTGAAAATTCCCGTTCCGAGGAACGCCATTTGCTCCAAACCCCATTTCGTCTGGGTCTTGAACTGGCATTCATCAAGAATAAATGAGAACAGTGCGGTCTTCGCATCGACCACGTTTTGAGGCGTGCCGGGGCGAGGACGCATCAGCATTGGAGGATCGTCGTAAAACAGACCCTTGTAAAGCTGGGGGACTACTGCATTGCAGACCTTCGCAACGGTGAAACGAACTACGTTCGGCTCTAGGACGTACGTGTTTTCGTACACCGTCATTGGCCGAGGCGATTGGAACAGAAGGTCCGCATCTCTCCAAAGCAATGTCCATTGCCGATTCGCAATATAGGCTTTCGCCATTGCCGCCGATTGAACCACGAGGGTTAAATCAACGGATTTTGATTTAGTTTCTCCACTCTGTTTGAAATCGGCTCCGGTCAGAGTAGCATTCGGATTGCCATCAGATTGTGGTGGGGCAACCATTGTTTCTGTCATGCCATCTCCTAACCAAATAAATCATTGAGAGGATCGTTCGCGGCGTACGCCACGTCTTGAGCAACTTGTCTGGCCAGATCATCCGGAGCTTGGTCGGGGAACTCCAGAGCTACATTCTTAATGTTAAATTTTGAATATTGCCCCAACCCATAACACTGGTCGTAGAACGACTTGCCCTTCGGGTCTGGCTGGTAATCCGTACTCGCCGCCGTCATCTTAGCTTCGATGTCTGCGTAACTGCCAAATTCTTGGACAAGAATGGCCAACGAATCGACAATGTCGTCGTGCGTTGCTGATGCCGTTCCGAATTTCGACAACTCGTCGTAGAGTTCGTCGAGGCCGGGGCATGAATTCACAAACTTGAGGCGATCATCTCCGAGGAACCGTAGAACGGGGCCTGCCTTAGTGATCTTCGACTTGGTCTTGTTTCCTTGACCGAGTCCGACCAACCGTACAGGAACTCGCACCTTGAGTTTATCCATCTCGCGGTACGTCTCACGCTGAACATACTTCTCAGCCTTACCCGTGTCCTCAATGCAAATCGTCTTCGGCTTCCATTGAAGGGCCGTCGCCGCAATCATCGCCGGAAGTGTATATTCGTCATAACGACCACGCTTCATGTCGATGATGTAAAATCGTCCGCCGTATATCAGAGCCGTGAGAATGACGGTAAAGTCCGCCCACGACTTCGTTGAATACGCGGTGTCAATTACCGTAACGATCATCCCGGTGCCGGGAACATCAACGGCATTCACAGTCTTACGTACTAGAAGTTCCCGAGGGAACTTGATGACGTGCATCTGTGTCGGATCGTTGAGGTATTTGATCGCAAAGTAAGGATCGGTCTTACGCTTAGTGTTTAGAAATTTGAAGGTGAGAGCATGGGGATTCTCGGGATCATTAAACCAGTATCCGTAGTCCTGCTCTTGCATCTCCTCGGTAATCTTGCCCGCTTGTCGAGCCGCTTCCGTCATCCACCAAGCTGCTCTGATGTAAATCTTAGTAGGGAAATCTTCCCCGTCTTCGGCAAACTTTTTCTGATTCTTGATGATCTGGCCGTAAACATCCTCTTGGTCATACCAAGTCCCGATCAGGTCATAGAAGCCATACGGGTGGAGCATAGCTTGGTTGATGCTGACCTGCTTGTTGATATTTTTCATGCGGTCAGTTGTCTGGGAGTTTTCGTTGGTTACTACGTCATCTAATTTCAGGACGCATACGTGCCAGCCCGTGAGGTTCTGTTCAATAGATGCTGCGAATACCGTAGGCTCTTTTTCTTTGACTGAAACCGCAGGAGTCTGATACTCCGAACTCTTTCCGTCATCAGGAGCGATACAGTGTTCGGGAAATAAAACTTGAAACATCCCGACAGAGCCATCGGACATCGTGCGGGGACGAAAGTCTTTCTTGGCCTTCTCTTCGAGGGTAAAATGACCCTTAATCTCACCAACAAAATCGTTTGCCAAGGCGAGAACACCCGTCAACACGAGGATTGTAACCTCGGGCCAGCAAATGATATATTGTACACAGTCCGCCATATCCATCGAACTCTTGAATCCGCCTCGGGGGACGAGGAGCAACCGCTCCTTTTTGTCGATGTAGGAAATGGCAAAATCTTTGAATGATTTCTGTGTAGGGTCTTTTCTTACGAAAAACTCATTACAAATCGACTCATGAACGGTGTGGGTCGTTCCATCCGTCCAGATGTATTCTCTTTCGGACATGTCCTTGTAAGTCTCAAGCAACTTGCACAGAGCGAAGAGATTTGTTTGAGCGAGAAACCGATACAATGGAATCTGCAAGGGGTCGTCGGCAATCCCGTACTTTACGCACGATGCAACCACCTTTTCTTGCTGAGAATGCGTCAGTCTTTCCCAACTTGCGTTAGCCGCCTTTTTGAAAGCGGTATCTGTCATGTCGCGGTATTGATAGCCTTTGTCCGCTCGGTGCTTCGTGAACCAAATCGCTAGTTGTTCCTTTGTCACGAAGCCTCCAAACGTTATTTATTATGAGACCAACCATGCATACTCACGGCTAGACGCCCCATTGCGGAAGTATGTTTATTAGAACTATGGGCGGCTTCTTCCTTTTTCGCTAAAGGGATCGGTTGATCGTGCGGTATCCCTAAAACGTCGTGAAGCCCCCCTTTATGAAGGTGAGCCATAGCACGATGAAAATGTTTTTTCTCGGCGGGAGAATGCTCCCCACCCTTATCGTAACAATCCACAGAACCTCCTGCATCATACAACGGCGCTTTAGGCGTCGGCTTAATTTCAGGCGTGACATCATTAGCATCACGCATTGTCTTGCCGCCAATTGGCAGCGTCATCGGGGCTTTTCTCGCTCCAGGATTATCTTTCTCCCAGTCCTGATTTTGACTAGGAGTTAATACGCGTTCGCCGTCTTTCACAATAGCGACTTGATGTTTTCCATCACGGACGTTTACTTTCCCCCCTACATCATAAAGAGGAAGAGACCAACTGGCTGCTTTCTTCTTCATCTCCTTTTCGCCTTTGGGGGCGGCATGTTGATGAACTACTTTGTCTTGTGGTGTAGTAGCATAGGGAGACGGAGTCGGCTTTGTAGGCGAGTGAAGGGCTTCGTCCCGATCTTCAGCGACAGCCGCACTCTGTTGAATGCGGTTCTGAAGTCCCGCTGCGATACCCGCTTGTTCGGAATCTGGTTGAGCCTGGGTCATGATTATTGTCCTGGCATGGGCATTGGCGACGGGGCCGAAGGCGCCGCAGTCATCTGGGCGGTTCCACCCGCATCACTTGCGGGGGCCGCTTCGCCATCGTTGGGCGTGCCCGCGTGCATCTCGTTATGAGCCGAAACATCCGCAAGATTGTCCATGACATGCGTCTCGTCGGGATGATGCTCGGGGTGATGATGCTTATGCGTCATGATGTGCTTACCATTGTGACTCTTGGTATGCACGATTTCCTTGATTTCTTTCTTCGGAGTTTTCTTCGGGGCGATTTTATCCATCGCGTCTGCTGCACTAAATCCTGACATACTCAACCTTTCTTGAAGAAGTTCGGCAATTCTCTCCACCGAGTCCGTATATGAGCACGCATTCCGGTACCGGGCGAGTATTTTTTGTAAATCGTTCGGAACATTCGTTCCGCTCCAACAAAACCTTGAGGCATCTCACCCACAGCGTGAAGATACGCTAATACTATCGAAGCTGACCTACTGTGGCCTG